GAACTTACAGTCCATTTTCCGCCATTTATGGTAACGTATAGAATGTTCTGGAAGTTGTTCTGAATGAATGGGTCCATCACTACACTAAGCTGATTACTTAAAGAAAAATCAACATTAATGTTACCAGACTGGTCATTATTCTTAGAAAATTCGATGAGATCACCCATCGCCGGTTTCTTTACAACCTGCTCCTCCCACACATGAGGCTCAGTTTCAACCTGCATTGAGTATGCAATTTTTCCATACCACTTCATAAACAACCTCCATTTTGATCAGTCGATCAAGCTTCGAGTGTAGCGAACTTAACAGCTGTTACAACGTCGCCTGTACCCAGATCGATACAAACAATAGCACCGTCAATGAAAGCTACCGGCTTGAAAACATCTTCATCAACCTTAACAATAAGGAGGTTCTTCTCAAAAGCCTCCTTAGCTACATCAGCAGTAAGCTGGTCAGCGTGATCAGCATCTGCATAGAGCTTGCCATCGTTACCGTAAGCAACAAGATTGCAAAGATTGAGATCCTTGGCGTCCTGGAAAACCTTTTCCATCTTTCTGATATCGTTCATGACTTTACCTCCTTATAGAATCAGACTACCTTGTAGTAGAATGTTATTGCAGAGAATGGCTTGATGAGAGCACCAGACATTCTTGTCTCATACAGGTACTTGTACTGGTTGTAGTCAAGATCGAAATCATCGAAGAAGTCGGTCTTAGCGCCCTTGTTTGTACCGATGTTGTAGTCTGTGAGGTTAACCTCAATACCGGCTACAGGGTATGTCTTCTTTGTGCCATTCTCATCGATCTCGATTGTAAGACCTTCCATAGGCTCAACGTCGATTACGCTGTTAGCACGCATAGCTGTAGCAACCTCAGCCTCGGACTTGTAAAGTCTGTGACCAATTCCATCCTCAAGAAGAAGAGCGTTGGTAAGCTCATCCTGAGTTGTGTACATCTTAGGGTTGCCAGATCCCTTATAGCGCTTACGAGCCTTGATAGCCGCCTTGATGAACGCACGAGCCTTATCATCTTCTGTAGCATTCTGAGGAATCTCGATTGCATACTTAACAGTGTAGAGATCAGCATCGTTGAATACCGGACGGATACGATCTTCCTTGATCTTGTCGTCATCATCTGCAGGTCTGCCATCACCGATAAGGATTGCACGAGCGATTTCCTCACGAAGCATCATCTGCATCTCAGCCTTTACCCATGCAATAACATCGATGTCAGTGATGTCCTCGATATCGTCCTTGTCGAAACGCTGCTTCTTGATGATAGTCTGAGGCTCAGTAACTCTCTTAAGCAGGCTGAATACCTCTTCCTTCTTGTACTTACCCTTCATGTAACCCAGAGCTCTTGCCTTGTCCTCTGTGATGTCAGCATGGATAGACTTTACTCTGCTGAAAGGTGTGTGATGTGTTGAAGCAAGGACGCCATCAACCCAAGTTGTATCTCTCTTGATGAAATCAGGTCTTGCTTCAATTGTACGAGCATCCGGGAACAGGTAGTCGAGGTTTGTAATACCGTAATCGATTCCGGCTGCACTTGCATCACCATCAGCATGTGCAAGAACTCCTGATTCGAGGTTCTCACGCCAAGCCTCTCTAAGAGATCCAAGCTTCTTGGCATCCTTAAGAATGGTCTTAAGATCATCATGTGAAATAAAGTTCTGTGTTGCTGCTGCTCCCTGAGCATTCTGTGAAAATACGTTGTGTTTCACTTCTTCTTCCTCCTTGTTGTTCTTCTCAGCACCAGCTGAGTTGCTATCGCCCTTCTTCTGATCTTCGAGGATCTGAGCGATTACGATTGCCATTGCCTTCTTCTGCTCCTCATTGAATGTTTTGAGGACATCAGCAACGGTCTTTCCAGAACCTGCATCTTTGTTTCCTGAGTCTCCGCCCTGATCAGCATGCTCAAGTGTCTCAGACTCTTCCGGGTTCTGAATGTTATTGTTCTCTTCTCCCATATCGTCGTCTCCTTCATCTTCTGAATCTGAATGCATGATCATCTCAGCGTAACCGCCAAGGAACATGATCTCTGCTTCTTCCTCAGACTCTTCGCCATGTGCTACTATTGTGTCAATAAGAGCTGTCTTATCAGCACCGGACATCACAAGAGAAACCTCACGAATTACTCCGTGGTAAATATCACCGGCTTTTCTCTTAAGGCTATTTGCCCAAATAGAGAATGCGTCAATGTCGCCATTGCCTACACACTCTACTGCCTTCTGGCCTTCTTCGGATTTATTGCAGTATGCGTAACAATAAATGCCTTCAGGTCTTGGCTCCAGGATTGCATGACCGAGAACTTCCCCAATGGACTCATGATTGTGGTTCCACATAAGCGGAACTTTGGCTCCATTTTGATCAGCGCCGAATCCTGGTTTGATTGTGGTTCCGTCGGTACAAAGTACGTTATACTTCGCAGCCCAACCGGCAAAATCCCAACCTTTAGGAATCTTCATTCTTCTGTACCTCCTTTATAGAATTGGTTTATCTGACACTTTAGCTATGATAGATTCGATATTGAAACCATCACCGCCATCGGTTCCACCCGTTCCTTCTCCACCCTGTGCCTCGATCTCTGCATCTGACTGGTTAAGGTTCGGATTGCGAAGTGTGTCAGCCTGTTCAGCATCGGAAGGCTTCATACCAAGCTTTGCTCTCAATTCATTCGAAGTCATAATCTCGTTTCGTCTGAATTTATCACCGATATCTGCAAGCTGAGCAACCGGAACAAGTTTGAACGGATCTCTGAAGTACATTATTGATTGCTTCTGAGATACAGCCGTTGAAGACAAGAACTTTCGCTTAAATTCTTCACAGATTGCAGTGCATACAGGAGCAATCGTGTTGTTGAAGTAGTTAAGCATAGCAGTCTCGTCTGCTGTTCCATCTATAATCGCTTGTGTTAAACCCAATTCTGTATAAAGTTGGGCTGTCAGATCTTTAACTTGCTCCCAGAGATTGTTCTCCAGAGCTCTATTCAATTGAATGATCTTCTCAGTACCGTCAATGTAGCCGATACCTAATGGAGAGTTTTTCAACTGATCCTGAAGATCTTTTCTTCGTTTGTCTGCTTCTTTACGCCTCTGTTCAGACTTGATGATGTATGGCAACTGAATAATCATGTCCAGTTTTCCGGATGCATTGTTCTCATTGAACACGTCAAGTCTGTTAATGGTTCGTAACAAACGTTTGAGGGTGGAGTTCGGTTCATTCATCACCGTATAGAACGGGTTCTCAATGATTGCTACCATGGTTTTCGGTAGGATGACCTCTTCGAACCGACCTCGCTCCTCGTTGTACAATCTAACTTTTACGTGTAAGGGGTACCACGTCGTAATCTGTCCCACTCTGAGTTCCTTGATTTTGTAGGATTCAGAGTCCCCAGTTGGATTAGTGGTAGTATCCGTTGGAACTATTGCGATACAACCTTCGTCAAACAAAGAAAGAACCGCATCTCTCTTGAGATCAGTCCCTGTTTGGTCTAAGTTTGCTGATGTTGTAAAACAATAGTTCAGCTCATCTTCAATTGTCTCTTTATAGTTACCGTCGTCATCGGTTCTACAGTGAATCAACTGTGTCATCGAGACGTCGACTGCTATACGGTTATAAACTACTGCCACGACTGATCTGGCTGAAGCAGTTGAAACCCATCTTCTATCCGGTCTGCCCGATCGCCCATTGCTGATCTCGATATTGACACCTGGTTCAGCACTGTATGTCGGATCACGCTGTTTGAAGGCATTCCAGCCAGTCTTAATTCGTTGTAATAAAGATGGCATTGTTATCTCCTTAATCGAAATTGTCTACGTTAATTTTATAAGCTACAAAAGCATCCATTGAAGCTGCAACAGCATCAATCTTTGCCTCGTATACTTGCTTAAGAAGTTTCTTGTTACCATTGGTGTCCATGATGATCATACAGTTACCCATCGTATAGCTATACAAATCCTCATCGAATATCCACAATCTTTGCTCTGCTAACTTTTTAATTTCAGTAAGCGGAACTGATTCGGTCTTTGCGCCTTGAATTACTTTTTGCACTCCCCATTCTCCGTTTTCCCGTATCCATCTTGTGACAAATTCTGTAGAATTGTACGGATCGTATCCAAATGCTCTAATGTCGTACTCGTGTTTTTGTATATACTCATCTAGATCATCGTATACGTCATCCATCTTTAGAATTGTCCCTGGCATGATAACAAGTGTTCCTTCTCGTTCGAAAGATTCGTACTTTTGTCTCATTGCCAAGTTAAGTGTGGATTTAGTGTATTCGGAAATATAATTGATAGTTTTGATACCAAAAGCTCCATTACTTAATGGGAATACAAAGGTGAATGAACAGAAGTCACCACCTTGAGAAAGATCGGCACCCATAGCGCACTGCATGCCGTCATAAGATTGTCTTCTATGACATTTAGTTTCTTCGTAGGTAAAGAAGAACGTGAATCCTTCCATTGGAATACCGAATCTCTTAGCAATAATATCATTGCGAGCGGAAGGAGAATTCTCAGCTCTTTCCTTATCGAGTTGGTATGTTTCGTAGGTTACGGTCTTACCAATATTAGGGTTAGCCTTAACCCACATGAAAGGATCTGCTACTTCAGAAATATCATCAAGACGATACCACCAAATCGACACATGCGGATTGTAGTATTCGCCTTTGAGGATCTTCATAAGCTCCATCTTCATGGCATCGCCAGCGCCATTTCGTACTGTTCCCTCTGAAGATGTAGCTATTATGAGATAGTCGTCCAATTTTGAAGCACCCTGTTCAATAGCGCCGATAGGGTCTTCTTTAATGACACCGGACAACCACTCATCAACTGTCGCAACCTTACATCTAAGTCCCTGAAGCTTGTCAATGGACATAGGTAAGATTCGTATTATGGAATTCGTTAAGAAGTTCTGTATACCCTTCTTAGTCGAAGCCAATTTCTGACGATCCCTCTTGGAACCTGTTGTGTTCTGTAAAGAACCTTCTGTTAGGAACTTGAAAAGATCGCCTCTAGCCTTAGTGATAGCAGTCGCAATCGGAGTTACTATCTCTTCGGACATTCTCATAGTAGGAGCTGTTACAATCTGATCTGTTGTCGATGGATCACAGTTCAGAAAGTAAGCCTGAATGCAGGAGTCAAACAATGACTTTGCTGCACCTCGACCTACTATAAGGTATTGCTTGTTTATTAGTCGTTTCTTTTTTTGTTTCGTTATGTAACCGCCACGCCCCGCCCCATGAGCGTCCGGATCCCACACTTCGATGTCAATAAAATAGTACCAACCGAAAATTTGTTCAGCCCAGAGCTTGAATGAATCAAGCAATGTAAGGTCTGAACCATCGGTCAGCACCATTTCGTTTTCACAAAAGCGTATAAAACGTTCTACAGGTTCATCGTCGTAGTAGAAATCTGGATCATCAATCAGATAGTCTATACGGTTCATCTCCATAGAGACGTTTTGGTTTACTGGAATCTCACCAGCGATTACGGCATCTCGAAACTCTCCATAGTACTTCGGTACCGCTGTATTGGATAACATGGTTAATCAACGTCCCAAATTGTAGTCAGAAGTAATTGAGTTAATTCTGAATCTGAGGCATTGTTTGACTTGTTATTATTGAATACTTCCCATACATCGTCTACTGCCTGTTGAGCTTTAGCTGAGTTAGCAGCATTAACTGACGATAATGGCCGTGAATAAACGGACTCCTGAGATTTTCTAACAGCTTCGTCAAGTTCTTCCTGCAT